GCCAATTATGTATAGCCCTGAAGCTGACTGGAAACAAGTGGCAAAAAACATTAGTCAACTGGTCACTTTTGAGAGCTATCCAGTCCCAGACCCAGAAGTGTTTGAGACATGGCAAGAGTGGGCTTCTGCCCTTAGTTTTATTTTAAACGGACCTACGCAATAAAATGACACCGACAGAGATTATTAAAGCTGACGCCATAGAGCGCAACATTGACCCCAATACACTTCTTGTTTCTTTGAGGAAACATCTTGAAGCGGGGGTGGCCGTCATGCTTAGAAAAAATGACTCCGTGCTTGTCCTAAAAGAACTCGAGGGCCACGCTATGGAGCTGCACTTATTTACAGAAGACGCGCCCTTAACCTTGGCTCGCTCCATTAAGTATTTCGTAGATAAAATTAAAGCGTCAGACATCGAAGCAGTTTACGGGAAAGCCGATAATGCTGAAATTATAGAGATGCTAAAACGGTTAGGTGTTCCCGTTGAAAATTCTGACCGTCCCGAATTTAACTGGATGGCGCGGGTATGAGATATAACCTCGAGACAATGCTACCGCTTGGTGCCTTTGAGCACTGCGGGAATCGCCATATAAAATTGTATGGTAGTAGTTCTTGGAATCCAATTGAAATAATAGAAAACACTGTCAGTTCCGTGGGTGATGTAATAGGTGATGTTGCACAAAGCGTAGGCGAATTTGGGGCAGATGTTGATGAATTTGTAAATGACACCATTCCCGGCGGATGGGCAACCGTTGCCGCCGTTGCTGTCCCCTATGCGGCTCCTATGATTACAGGAGCAGCGTTAACTGTTGGACAAGCCGCGGCATTAGCCGCTGGAACAAGTGCGGCTACTGGAATTATTGAAGGTAAAGATCCAGAGGATATTTTAAAAAGTGCGGCTTTATCCGCCGCTGGTTCCTATCTTGGTAGTGGTTTATCCGATAGTGGTGTTCCAAATTGGGATGCTGACATTACCGCCGGTGCAGAAGGTTATGCAAATGTTGCTGGTGCAGGTGCTGGCTCTGGTTTAAGTGCTGACATGAATCTTGATGCACCATATGTAGACATGCCAGATGGTGAGTATTTATTAAATACACCAACAGATCAAGGCGGTTTGCCTAGCTTAAATGCTGACATTGATCTCGATGCCCCATACGTTGACACACCCGACGGGGAGTATTTATTAAATGAACCAATAGATCAAGGTGGTTTACCGCAGTACCCCGGCGATTCACAATACATAGAGCAAGATCTTCAAGAGCAGGCCAGAAATACTGATGTCGAATCAGGCAGTCCAACATCATGGGATCGTGGTGATCCATCGTTACCAAGTTTAAAAGAAACTGCTAACGCAATTAACAAAGCAAGACAAATATATAATTTAGGCAATGCATTAATGGGCGGCAGTAGTCCTACTGCTCGTACAAGAACTTCTGGTTATTTACCATATGGATCTTCTTCTGGCATTGAGGATTTGAGTGGTGGTCTTACTGGCAGTTCTGATCTCATTAAAAATCTAACACCGGGTTTAACCGCAGCTAAACAAGATTATACTTTATCTGGTTTGCCAGATATTGATGAAACAGTTAACCCAGTTCGTTTTGAAGCGGGCGGATCTACTAGTAATTCAGCAACAGACGCTTATGGTTATGATCCGTATGCTACTGACAAAACCATTGGTAAATCCACTCTAACACCATCGTTAACTAAGGCTCAGTTAAATTATATCTTAACTGGATTGCCGGGTAACTTAATTGGCAAAGCAGAGGGTGGTTCCATACAAGAACACAAGCCAGAGTTTTTCTCTGAAGGTGGTTTGGGATCCATGAAAAACCGCTATGTTAAAGGTAGAGGGGATGGCACTAGCGATAGCATTCCAGCCATGTTGGCTAACGGCGAATTTGTTATACCTGCCGATGTAGTATCCTCTTTAGGCAATGGTAGTAACGATGCCGGTGCAACAATTTTAGATGAGTTTTTAAAGACAATTAGAAAACACAAAAGGGCGGCGGATGTGAAGAAATTACCTCCAGATAGTAAGGGCGCTTTGGGTTATTTATTAGAAGCAAAACGTAAGGTGAAAGCATAATATGGCTGGCTTAAATGACATTATCTCTAATACCGCGCAACAGCAAACCACGCTACCCGCTTGGTTTGACACAGCGCAACAAAATGTAGTTAGCGGAGCGCAACAAGCGTACAATGCTGCGCCAGCGCCGGGGCAAACTGTTGCCCAAAACGCCATCAATACTTTGTCTGGTCCAACCAATCCGTTTACACAAGCGGCTGGAACTTTACAGAACATTGCTACTGGTGCAGCCAATCCATGGATCACCAGCCCAACGGGGCAAATAACTCCAAACACCAATACCGCATTGGGCGGATTGTTCCAAGCACAGAATCAGCAATTGGAACAGTTAATGCCAAACATTACCTCTCCAGTAACGGGGGCATCGATTGGCACAGGACAGTTTGGTAGTTTGCGTGAAAAAACTGCTGTCAACAAAGCAATGGCAGATGCTCAAGCGCAGTTGTTTGCCGATCAAATGAAAACGGCATTACAAAACCAACAGACTGGTGTAAGTGCCGCAGCCAATGTGGGTAACATAACCCAACAAGATATTAACAACCTATTAACCGTTGGTCAATACCAACAAGCCGCACCGTTTACCAATGTATCTAACTTAGGTAAAGTTATTGGTGGTATCCAAGCCCCAACTAAAGTTTCCAATCAAACACAAGTATCACCACTTAACCAGATCCTTGGTATTGCTACAGCGTTGGGTGGTACAACGGGCAATACTGGTTTACTAAGACAGTTAGGAGTAACGGGCGGATTGCCCGGCTTACTAGGCGGTGCAAAAGACCTACTTACTGGAGCATTAAAAACTCAATACTCTGGTCAAACGGGTCTGCCCGCTGGACCGGGTGCTCCATCAGAAGTTCAAGATGCAGCAGGAAATGTAAAAGAAGGATACTTCTCTGACGAAGAAGGTAACTGGTACGGCCCTAATAGCTATTTACCAATTGCTGGACCAGATTCTAGTATTGGTGGCGGCGGTGGCATTGGTTTTGGTGATGACGGATTTGATTTAGGTGGAATTGGAATTGGTGATTCTGGCGGTGGTCTTGAATTTGGTGGTAACATTGGCGATGATTGGGGTTCCGATTTTGTAGACTTCAACTTCGGCTAAGGATAAATATGACTGAAAAAGAACAAACACAAAGTGGTTTAGATCTAGCAGTTAAGACTGGTACGGCTGCTAAACCAATCATTGCCAACGAGAGTGTGTTGGCACAGATGGAGCAACTGTACAAAGACAAACTGGCTAGAAGTCAAAGTTTTTTACAAGACATGGCAGATGCCCAAGCATGGTGGTCGGGTGGCGTAGAAGGTCCATCTCGTCCATTAGCAGAGCGTGCTAGAACTCGTGCCGCTCAAGAAAAAGATTTAGAAGAATTAGCTAGAGGTATTGCCACAACCAAAGTTGGTTTGGGTCAATTACAAGAGGCTGGACAAGCAATACAACCCGGAGGAACTTCAGCACCAGTAATGGGTGGTGGTGCTCCAACGGCTGGTGGTACTACATTACCCGCTGGTTGGGCAACCATTCGTGGCGTTCCCGTTCCACCCGAAGTGGCTGCATCATACCAAGCATATTTAAGGGTTGGCGATATAACAAGAGCCAATGCAGTACTTACTGAGTATGCAAAAACTCGTGGAGCATTTCTTAATAAGCCCGAAACATTTAAACAAGAACCATTTTGGGATGAATCGCAAGGCAGAACTGTTCGGAAAATGCCTTATGAAATTCAACAAGAAACTTTGTTTGGCGGTAAACCGCCAGCGCCAGCTACTGCCCCAGTGGCTGCAACGGCCCCGGTGGCTGCACCCGCACCGTCTGCGGCATCCCAAGTGGCAGATGTGTATCGATTTGAAAATTTAAGTGCACCACAACAAGCTCGATTAAAAACTGAATTTACTAATTTAGGTTTACAGGGCGCCGTTGAAGACTTGTTTAACAGATCTCCGATGGAAAAACGCAAAGCAGCTTTTGAAGCAAGTGGTGAAACATCCGTGGTTAAACCAACACAAGCAACTACTTCAACCGCACCAGTTTCTACTACTGAAGCTCCCGTTGCTAAACGACGTTTTGCAAGCCCTTCGGAAGAAGAGGCGTTTAACGCCGCACAAAAAGAAGGCATGACTCAACAAGCAGGTAAAGCTGGACAAAAAGTGGGTGAGATTCGTGGTGTATTTGAAACGGCTGCTAGTGAGGCTAGGGAAAATCTACAAAGCACTAATGTAATGCTTAACATTATTGATGAATATCCTGAAGCCATTGGGTTGGGGTATAAAAATCGTGCACTAGGTGCTGTAATTGAAGGTGGTAAGTTACTATTTGGTAAAGATATTGAGCCTCTTGCCAGACGAATTGCTTTATCGCCAGAAGCCATTGAAGCGGGTAACAAGTTTGATTCTTTAGCGGAACGAAACAATCTTAAATTTAGACAAGATGTTTACAAAGGAACTGGACAAGTGTCCGACTTTGAAACTAAATTAAGTGAACGTGCTGCTGGTCTAGCCCGTGATAACAGCGTAGAGGCTAACCGCTTCTTTGCTGCAATTGCAGGAGAAAATTATCGCACATTAGATAAGTTGGGCAAAGCGTGGGATGATTACAAAAACACATATGGTGCTGGTGCAGACTTTGCTAAATTTAAACAGTCTGACATTTGGAAGAAAGCCCAAGACGAGCGTGAGAATCGTTTGAAAAAGATGTTCCCAGAAATTGGGAGTGAAGAGCGTGGCTTTGGTCAAAAAACACCACAAGGTTTACCCAAGGATCGTTTAAATGATTTAAGAAGTCGTTACATCACAGGACCTCAATAATGGCAAACATTACCGAACTGTACCAAATGCTCGACAAGGCAGACAGATTAGCTGCCACGGGCGATGCTCAAGCACAACAAGATGCTAGGGACATTGCTGCTCAAATTAAATTAGAGGAAGCTAAACAACAAAAATCGGGAGAGTTCCCAGAGTTGCTTGGTGGTGTAGCTGGTGCGGGTGTTGGTGCAAGTGGACAAGTGGGTGGTAAGGTTCTTAATGTTGGTCGTAACCTAGCAAGAGCCGCAGAAAATGTTAATACATTAGCGGAACAAGCTAAGATCAATGCAACTAAACCCCCTGTGCCAACCACGGTTGGGCAGTTTCATTCTCCCCAGATGGTATCGCAATATGGCTTTGGTCCCGGTGCTATGAAAAACATTGCACACAATGTCAGCCAACAAATGGGCAACCCATTACACGCCAGCCTTGCAGAACGTCCAATACCCGGATTTCAATTAGAAGGTAACCGCATGGTGATTACACCAACCAGTATGGGCGGTACACCCCCCACTGGAATGCCTTCACAAGCCGCTCCATCAAGTGCATTTTCCAATGCTGTAGATCGGGCAAAACAATTTGGTGCTCCAGCATCTCGAGTAGGTGGTGCAGCAATGCGTGCCATGGGACCAGTTGCTGGTGGCTTTGGTGCTGGCTTTGAGGGTGCTGAAGCCTACAATCGATTTGAGCGTGGCGATCCCATCGGTGGAACCATTAGTGGTATTGGTTCAATTGCTGGTGCAGCATCCATGTATCCTCCCGCAGCTCCCATAGGTTTGCCAATTAGTTATGGCATGATGGGGTTGAACTATTTACTAGACAAGTATCGTGGTAAACCAGAGGCTAAAAGCGTATTAGAAAAAGCCGAGGGTGGATTGGTTGGTGGCTTGTCTTCTTTACAACCACAACAGCCGTCTGCTCTAACCGCGCAAATGGCACAACAAAGTCCACCCAATTTAGGTTTGCCTCCTGTGCATAGTTTGGATATGATGTCTTCGCCAAACTCGTCTGGCAGTCGTCCATTCCCAGATCAGTACAACCCCAACATGCGTTACGCTCCCCCATTTAAAGAAGGTGGTAGCACCACGCCAGCGTGGCAACGTAAAGAAGGCAAGAGTCCATCGGGCGGTTTGAACGCTGTCGGTCGGGCATCTTACAAACGGGAGACGGGCGGTGAATTAAAAGCCCCGCAACCCGAAGGCGGTTCACGCAAGAAGTCATTCTGTGCCCGAATGGGTGGCATGAAAAAGAAACTCACATCTAGCAAAACTGCTAACGATCCAGATTCCAGAATCAACAAAGCACTGCGTAAATGGAAATGCTAAATGCCAACACTAGAGGAAATGCGCGCAGAGATTAACCGTCTCCTGCCAGATGTTCAAACTCCACAATTTGTAAAGAATATTCAAACGGCATATCAAAACATGCCAGGTGCCGCCATCCCTCAAGCGGCATTGTCTTTGGGTTCTAATATCATTGGAGCACCACTTGGTGCTGCGTATGGTGTTGCACGCAACCTATTGTCCGACAAGTTTGGCACACAAGAAGGTATCCAATACGGTCAACAAGAAGCCAAGAAGGTTATGGATGCCATGCGTTACACTCCGCCTACAAAAGCTGGGCGTGAGATTGTAGAAGGCATTGAAACACTTCCCCAAAAAATAACTGGCTCACACATGGGCTTTGGTATGTTGCCAGAGATCTGGGGCATGCCCCCGCGCATTTCTCCATCCGATGTGCAAGTCATGGGTGCTCGTGGCATCAACGCAGCCCGTGAGATTGGCGATATTCCAAAAGACTTCTCCGCAGCACAGTCTGGGCTTACTCGCCTAAATGCTTACAGTGAGCCAACCTATGGTGCCAGAATGCAAAATGTGGCACAAGACATTGGCGATGTCATGGCACGCCGTCAAGCCATGCGTTCAGAAGAAGGCGCTCCCACACTATCTGGGTTTGGAACCTTCACCGATCTAGTTCCCGATCCCCGCATGTACGCCGTAAAACCAAAGGGTGGCAACTGGCCAACTAATTTGGGTTCAACTGCACCATTGTCTGAGCAAGGTTTGATTGGTAAGCGTTTAGATAAAGATCAATTACAAGACAAAGAACTTGTAATTGAACGATTGTTTGAAGAACAGTTAGAAAAATATGATAAAGAAAACGGTACTCGTTTAAAAAACTACTACTTACAAAAATATTGGGACGAGCCTAACAAAGGTCCTACAAAATTAGAGCGAATGAACTCCTTTATTTATGATACAAATGAAGGATTTAAAGGCACTGATCAACCCCTATTGCCCACACTAGATCGAATTCAAAAATCAATTCCCGTATTTAACCAGTGGGTGATGGGACCTTATCAAAAATACATGCGTAACCAAATGGCTACGGGGCTTTCTACCGATCCGTTACTGCAAGTCATTAATGAAGCAAACATACCATTAAGCAGATTGTTTCGTTCAAACGATGAATTAGATACTAATAAACATACCGCAGAGGCAGAAGAAAGAAGACTGTTAGCAATTGAACAATTAGAAAGAAGTGGAGTGGATCCAACACAACCACAATTTCAAGATGTTGGAAGAGTAACTGCTACTACACCAGTGGGTCAACAGTATGAAAATGTGTTGGATTATGATATTGCTTTAGGTACGCCAAGACAGTATGGTCCAGTCACTTTTCCTTTCGCTAGTAAATTAGATCCAAAGAGTACTGTTTATGATGTTACATATTCAAGACCACGCAGTCAGTCTGGTTTTAAAGATATAAAATCAAATGTATTGGAAGGTTTAATTTCTGGAAAATATGATCCAGAGAAAATAAGTAATCTTGCACCAAGTGTTGTGGTGCAAGACATGATTAAAGATTATCAAAACAAATTAAAAGAGCAACAAAAAAATGAAGAATTAATAGAAACTTATCGGGTTGAACGTGCTAAACAACTACAAACTAATACTGAGTTCCCCGATGGTTCTAAAATGGTGGTCTTTAATAAAGCCAGTTATGATGCTGATTCTGATATGCTCAAACGTGATTTTGGACAGATCACAAAAGATCTCAACCAATGTATTGGTGCTGGCTGTCATGGTACGCGCGACTATCCTGGTCACGGTCCTGCGTTAGAACCACATACTGGCAGACCGCCTCGTGGTTCGACGGGTGAGTTATCTTACCAATCTTATTATGATTCGGTAAAATCGGGTACTGGTGAAATCATTTCTTTAGTTGATCCTAATTCTAAATATCAATTTACGATTCAAGCTAAATACGATAAACAACCATTAACAAGAAACGAAGAAAAAACAATTGCTGAAAGTTGGATACTACAACACGCCCCAGATTATTTATCTAAATTCCAAGATTATGTTAATGATAGCGGGGATTTATACGCAGTAGCAATGGCACAACATGCATTTCCTGAAATTAAAGACATCATAAAACAATCTCAATTTGTGAAAAAAAATATCACGCAAATGCGTGGTGCGGATAATGGAGAAGTTGCTCCAGAGTACGAACAACATGTTACGGATTGGTTAAATCAAAATGCAGATGTGATTAATCGTGTTTCTGATTTAGAGCAAATCCCTGGAATAATTGATCTTACTGATAGGTCATCTTATGTTATTGATAAATTAACTGACTACCAACCAGATTGGGATTTTGATACATTAGAAAAGTTTATTGAAACTGTAAGAAACGAAAAATTATTGCCTCGTTTCTTTGGAGCTTATGATATAGAAAATTTGGCTAATGAGAGAAACATTGATTTAACTGAGGCTCCGCCAAGAGAATTAAGTCCATTTGAAAAAGAATCTATTGTGGAAGAATTTGACAGGTTTATTTTAAATAAACCCGATTCATTGCACGCCGTTAATAATTTTAATCAAGAGAATAATTTAAATTTACTACTTGGTAATCCAATTAGATACGATTTGCCAGTTGACATGCATCGTAAATTGGTGAAGATGATTTTATCAGATAATCAAAGTTTAATTAATTCAGTTGCTGATCAAATTAAAGGTTACACAATTGCATCTGCTGTGGCTGGGGGATTGGAAGTGCCGATACCTTTTGGATTAACAAGTTCTCAAGCTACCAATATATTTAACATATTAAACGGGTGGTACAACAAAAATCCGAGAAAAGATAGTGGAATCTGGGGTGGTTTTGAAGATGATGCTCAAAGACACCCTAACCCATTTGACGAAGTTAAATTAAAAGAATTCTTGGCACGCCCCGATAATTTTGATTTGATAAAAAGAGATCTTAATTTATTTTTCCAACGAGAAGAAAGACCAGGAACTTATGATGTGCCTCAAGTCAATGAAGATATTGCTATATTGATGGGTAATCAAGAACCAGAGGCTAAAATACCGCTAGAAATGCATATGAGACTTGTTAAAGCTTTACTAAATCAAGATGATAACTCTCGTGTAATTAGAAATTCATTATCCAAATTAAATAATGGTGAAGAAATATATGGTTTGAATGACGCACAACGAGCTAATGTCTTGAATATGTTAAGTCAGTGGGTGGAACGTTACCCACTTAACGAGTAATCATTTCCGATAACGATTATCTACCCACCCTTCGGCAGCCAAGGGGAAATCTTTTGCCCACGAGGGTGCGGTTGTCATGATCTGCAACACTTGTTTTAAAACGATGTCTGCTTTGTCTTCGTATGCTAAAAGGAGAGCCTCGTCATGAACCAAATTGATAATTTCAAAACCCTCTTTTTCAAGCAAGAGCGAACACTCGGCGAGTACATCTCTGGCCGTACCTTGCACCGCCGATTGGAAGATGCTCGATCCAATCAAGTTATTCCTACCCCACTTTCGGGTGAAGGTGTTTTGACTGCGGACGGTGATGCCGTCTCGCATTTCACCCCATGGAGTCAACTGAGCCTCGATCTTGGGATCACGCCAACAGATGAACCGACCGCTGGGTAGTCGCATCCACAGGGCATCGTTGGCATACTTAAACAACAGCTTGCCCAGTTCAAAGGTTTCGCTAGGGGTGTTGATTGCATCGATGCCTTTTTGTTGGCACTGATACCAGCAGTTCTTTACTTTGGCGTAAGCAACTCGGTAAGCGTTTACCGCCTCTTGACTCTGTCCCTCATCTAACTCCACTCCCATGCCTTGGGCGTAGTTCATCAGCCCCTTGGCACCTTGTCCAAACATGCACCCCAGTACTGCCGACTTGGCAATCTGACGCATGTCTTTCGTGACTTCCTCATAGGGTACTTGGTACAGTGCCGTACTGGCAAATGTCTTGTACTCATCCAAGCCCTTTCTAAACATCTCCACCTTATCGGTTTGACCCGCAATCCACGATGCAACTCGGTTTTCAATGGACGAGAAGTCCACATCCACAAAGACTTGCCCTTTGGGGGCTTTTATAGCACTTCTGACGAGACTTGAGAGTTCATCCATGGTACCCCCTTGCCCACCCTCTAAAACACGCTCTACGGCTGTTTTAAGGGCATCCTCGTCGATTGTTGGACGGGCTATGTTCTGTAGATTCAAACCGCCCCGAGATGCCCACCGCCCCGTACTGGCCCCGTGGTACACCAAGGTGTTGCGAATGCGCCCACCCACTTGAACATCTAGCATTTTCTCGTACTTGGCAACCGAAGTCTGGGATCCTTGTTGTCTGAGCCGTAAAACGGCTCGAATCGGCTCAGATAAGTTAGTGTCCGCTAACTTAGCACAAACGTACTCGGCGGTCAAGTTAGCCATGTCCGCCCCCTTGGCGTTAAGCCAGCCTAACAACTTTCCTGTCTCGGTTGCTTTACACCCTGAGATGGCAAGACTTTCCATATTAATCGATTCTTTACCCGATTCAACCGCATTAATGGCGTTCTTTAATTCGTCTGGATCGACGGGTACGCCACGCTCGTTGATTTTCTGTGTGAGTACCCACACACTTTGCTCGTGTGGTGTGAGTGGCTGTAGGTTACGCACGATGTCCATTTCGGTACGCACGTCTTGCTTGCAGTATTCATACAACTGGTCAAGCAAAACAGGATCATCCACAAACTGCCCCTTTTTGTTGGGCTTGCACAGTTTAGTAATGAGTCGTTTGCCAACCGTATCTTTTTGTTGTGCCGTGCCAAGGAATATGGCGGCATCTTCGAGGGCTTGGGGAATGTTATTGGCGGCTGCGATTGCCATGGAGTCAGTCATCTGATCCCACTCAACATCCCAACCCAACACATATTTCATAATGTGGTATTCGAATGCAGCGTTCCATGCCTGAAATTGAATGTTCTTTAGATTGGTGGTTATCCAGAGGGGGATTCCAAGATCTGGAGTCCACAGATGTACCTCTCCACCATTAATTGAATAAGCCATGCAAAGTACCTTTGTTGTTCGGCACTTTGCATACTTATCTAAACCGCTTGATGTGATATCAATCGTACTGCGAGTTTCAAAGTCTAAGTTAACTAACTTTTTCATAAATGCTCCCAAGGCAAACCGACGAGTCGGTGGTTAATAAAGTACAACTATATCACATTCTCCGCCACCGCCACGCTATACTAAAGTTGTATAGATTTAGCGGTGGGCACTTCCATGGATCAGATCTCACAGGATCCAGCGCTACATGCTAACTGTTGCGCCCCTTCCACATTGTCTGTTACTTCTTTGAACTCGTTCCAGTTGATCGTTGGGACCTTGGCTTTGAGTTCGTTGTACTCTGCCTCGGTGCACTCTTCGTACGGGGCTTGGCGGTAGGTGCCGCCGTCGTACGGGAGGTACGAGACTCCGCTGATTTCGCTGAAGTTTTCCCAGGTCCAAGCTCCGACACTTGGCCAGTCTTTTTCTTCAACGGAAATAGTGACACTGGGTTTGTGCTCACACCAATGCCGCTGGAACGTAAGCCAGAGCTCAAGATGTTGTATAGGAGTGACATCTGATCGAGTGATTCCGGCGGGTGCTTTTTGAGGAAAGCTAAACACCACAGTTTGATCCGGTTTATAAACACATGCTTCATTTGGTATTCCTTGTTCAATTAAGAATTGGGTGAGAGGGTCTTTCTTATCTCCTCTAACTCGGCGGATGTAATACTTAGAGTGTCGAGGGTGGATTCCAGAAGCGCTATCAACGAGTTGGGAGACGGTTCCGCTTGGCTTGACGCAAGTAATCGCAGCACTCTTAGGTATTCCAAGCAGTACTGCAAATTCCTCATTGGCTCTTCGAGCCTCCTCTCGCAGTTTGGTAAGTAAGGCATTTAATTTGTCTCCTTCTGTGGTGAGCAATGGATTGTCGTAAATTCCTGTAAGCGACACTCCCAGCAGTCTCTCTTCCTCGGTGTTGCGTTGCCACACTTTGCGCAGATACGGAAACTTTGTAAAAGTGGCTTGGATTGTGCCAAGAATCGAAGCAATTCGTACTTTTCTAAGAAGCGTTTCTTCAGTGTCGTCATGTCTTACTACTGCCTCCGTAAGGTTACAAAATTGGTAGGGCCGAAGAATAATTTCTGAGCAGGGGTTAGTTCCGAACTCAAAGTTAGGATCACGGTGTCCGTACTTAGCAACGGTATTCTTGGCAGCCTCACGGTTAAATATACCACGCTCTCCGCTGTGTGAATTGTATAGAGATAGCCACTCCTCCATAAACTTTCCAACGGTAGGAGTCTCACTATACACCGCGCTATTGTTGGCGAGTGCACGGTGAGGTGCAGTTTCCCACCAAGGACCTGCTTTGGCATGACGAATCCTTTCATCATCAAGATCAGACAACGAGATCATTGCCGAGCGACGTACACCGCCCACGACAACTACCTCACCAATTTTGCACATCATATCATGGCACTCTAAACTGTGCAGTTTTCTGCCTTGTGCATGCTTAAATGTGTTTACAACAAAATTAAATAAATCAATTAGTGGTTGCGGCCCTGAAGCTCTTCCACCAAATGTTTTGAGTCTTGCTCCCGCAGGTCTAACTCCGCTGACGTCCCACTTAGGGATTTCGCCTGCGTAGAGATTTGCAATGAGTAGGCGGAGTGATTTTGCCCATCCTTCTTTGGAGTCGTGGACGACGATGGTGTGCTCGGAGTCAAATAGTTTTTCAGGCACTTCTGGCAGATTGGATATGTACTTAGCCTCCACCGAAAATCCGACTCCTGTACCGCAGAGCAATATGAACATTGCCTCATCGAACGACTTGGGGTCATCCACCGGGAGATACGAGCAATTATAGACACAGGTGTTATCACGATCAGCACTCTTTCCTGCCGTCATCATGGCGCGCATGGACGGCATCAAATCTAGGTTATGGATAGCATCAAAAATTTCATTCTTTAATTCTACATTGTTTTGTATTGCTGGTGTACGGCTAAAAATGTACTGGACATATCGATCTACGGTCTCTGCCCATGTTTCTCTGCGTTGTTTGTCGTCGATAAAACGAGCGTAACGGCTTGCTGCGATATATTCTTGATATTGATCCATGTGTTTTTTATTATAAGAGAGTTGTGGAAAAAACGCCCCACCAAACTTCGGTGGGGCTAACGAGGTAATACTAACAAGGAGAAGAGAGATTGAGGCTCTCTCGGGCCGTGAATTATGATGCGAAGTCTACTGCTGCGGTAATACCACCACCGCCTAAACGCTCACCGTCTTCCAGTTTTTGGACATTACCTAAACCGCAAGCGATGCCTTTTGAACCTTCCATGTTGTATGGGAAGAATTCAATTGCTGCACGACCATAGCAACCCGAATAGAATTCATCGGGATCGATGATTGTGTTCATGTCTGCATCGACAACACCTGGTTTCTTGACAGAATTGGCGTTGATGAAGTAAGAGTTTGCATATGCTGCATCTTCTTTTTCTGCATCGCCATCACGCAAACCGCCCTTGAGCATCTTTGGTACAGTGCCACCAAAGTAGCCAGCGGAATTTGCCTTTGCTTCTTCAAATGCTTTGTTAATCTTGGCAATGGTTTCTTTGTCAGACTTGGGGATGATGATTGACACAGAATACTTAGGTGTCTTGCCATCGCCTTTGTCTACTGGAGTAAACACATTAGCGTAAGAGAAACGAACTTTGCCGGTTACAACACGAGGATTTTTAGTAGCCATCTTGCTTTCCTATTAACTTAAATTTGATTGGACTTCAACGGCGCCAATCTCTACCGTACTGTCAAAAGTATACCAAAATTTCCGATAGTATACCCAACAAACATTATTGCAGGTCCCGTAGAACCTTTCATAAACTGATCTATTGCTACCCCTAAGTATATCAGAGTTGAAATAATAATTAGGGGCGTGCTCATTTAAAATCCTCTTCCAAAGTAGTGTCTTTTACTAACTTTGGTGAGCCGTCTGGTCGTTCAACCAAACCGCCAAGGATTGATACTACTTGCCCCTTTTGACCCAACTTCTCCAATTGGGGAACAGACTTCGGTTTGAGTTCGTACATGTCATCTTTGTTAAAACCTTTTTCTTCCAAGATCTTAACAGCCAAATCGTAATCCACAATTTTACGATGCCCTTTAGGTACAACCAATTTAAATCCCGTAGGAATTTTATTTTCATGAATTGCTTTCTCTGTTGCATATGCCTCAACATCATTTGCCCATGATTTTAAATCTTGTGCACGAGCCAATACTAAATCAAACTCCTCTTCGGTTAAGAGCGGTGCTGGTCTAAAGTCTAGCGCAGCTATTTCGTTGACAAAGTCCGAGCGCGCTTTGCACGTGGCTTTGGCACGGCAGAACTGGCAGTGCTCTCCGGGGATGAAGTCGCCAGTACCTGCCCACGCTTTACGGGCTTTTTGCTTGACATAGTAGTTTGCCCAATCGACGAGTTTGGCGATTGTTGTCCCATCCGTACTGATTGAATCGAGACGAGGCTGATAGATCGTGTACTCGATTGTTTTGATCTCTGGGTACTCTTCTTGGAACTTGCTATAGGTTCCGAGTGCGTAGAGTCTAAGTTGCGTGTTGTCTTTTGCTTGGACTGGAACGCCTCGGCCATACTTGAGGTCGATGATGCGAATGGAGTGCTTAGAAAGTATAACCACATCGGCCGTACCAAAACCATCAGGCACCCAATCGCTGAAGTCCACGCGCTGTTCAAATAAAGGCTTATCATGTTCTCCGACTTGGGAACGGACATAGAGGACATAGTTGTCAACATGGCTTTCGAGTTCTTGATTGTAGTAGGCGTGCTTGTATAGTTCTGCGACTTCTTCATCGTAGTCCTTTTGTGGTATCTGGTTGTAGTGCAAGCGCAATTTGATTTCAGCCAAAGAGTGGGCTAATGTTCCTTCGAGACTAAAATCGAATTGTCCTGGTAACTTTTTAGGTTCTGGTAGGGTTTGCTCGAGACGAGCACTTGGTGTGCATGTTAACCACCGTTTTGAAGATGATGCTGAGAGTACTGCATGTGTCGTTGTGGACATAACTGTTTTCCTTATTAAACTGGTCTCGTATAACTACTTATGCAAACTTTAACAGATTTTTATCTGTGTTGCATTTCACAATACGAAATAGTTTTTAAGGCTACAGTTTGGTTTCCCGCAACTGTTTGATTAGACTGGAAACTTCTCCAGCAAAGTCAATTTGAACTTCTTGTTTGATGTCTTGCTTGATCTCCATGCGTTCTTTGTAGTCCGCTGGGAACTGGGCACGAGTAACCACTTCAAAGAGTCGGGTATTGTATGTGCGGTTATTCAGATTAGCCAAGGCTTCTCTTTCCCACCACGCTTGACTTTCTACAACGGCTCTGTCCATGGCTTCGGCAAACTCTGGCTTTTCTTTCTTCCAGCGGTCGCCCGTTGTCTTAGAAATGCCTAGAGTGGAATACATAATCTTTTGTGATGCACCAGTCTTTCCTAACTCAATGACCGTGTCGCACATCGATGGTTCGTACTTCGTTATTGATTTCATTTCTTCGCAGTCTTAGCAGACTCCTTAAATGCTTTAGAGGTTGGGGCACCTTTAGTGCCGGGCTTACGCATCTTCTCGCCACTTCCCGCGGCGATACGTTCACGTTTTTTGTGGATGTTGGCATAAAGCCCAGGTTTAGCTGCCATAAAATAACCCATAGGTTAAGCACCATAATTCTAAACTTAACTTATAGGTTAAGAATAGAACTATGGGTGCGGTTAATAAATAGAAGAGTTCTCGTTTAGAAAACATATTCATAAAGTCGGCACTTATTAATAAATACCGACAATTTGTATCAGAATACAGCGGTAATTCTATTGAAACGTTTAACGCCATCAACGAGTTGTGCCTCGATTGTGCTGCTGATGAATTTGTTCATTTCAATGGCGTTGTCAATGATTTCGTGCATCGATGGGAACTGGGGTGCTTTCTCAAACAGTTTTTTACCAGCCTCGTCTGCTACTTCCCAGGCCTTTAACTGGGCGTTGTACTGCTCGGTTAAGAACTCCTTGGAGGTCTTGAGTAAGTCATAGCGTAATTCAAATGGATTCATGGTATTGCCTTTCTGTGTTTGTGTATGTGAATAGAGGGTTCAGAGCGTTTCCCAACGAGTCTTACTGTCTCTATATCTACTTATGCAAACTTTTAGCCGTTTTCGCCCTACTTATCGTCCACAATGATCTTTTTAGTGGGTGGGGTTTCCAAGGCTTTTCTGAGGTGTGGCAAGACATCGTTTAGGATGTTTTGGGTCATGGCTAGTGCCAATTCCCGATCCGCCATTTCTTTTTGCTCAGAATCAAGTTTGGCTTTATTTTCTACAGCCTTTTCAATTTGTTTAGAAATGTCCGCAGAAAATCCTTTGCTTTTTAAAAGGTTTCTTAAAAATTTATCACTCATTTTTAGTCGCCTGTGAAACAGTTTCTAAATCTTTTCTAGCCTTTTCTACTTGTGGCCCGGCTTGATTTTGAATTACATTTACAAAATAAGCGAATGCGGTTGTTGGTGTTTGATAGGGCGTGTTTAATGCATTTAACAATACATTTAAATCACGAACACTAAATTCTAAATTAACAACAAAATCATCTAACATTTCTTTTACATTTTCAGACATTTCGGCTCCAATTATATTCGTCTAGTTGAAAATACTTCTTATAAACATCTCGCAAATGCCAACAACGCAGGTCAACCATTTGCTTGATTGCTTCTAATGCATTCGCCAATTCATCTTCGGTCATATGCTCTGGCGAATCCATGTGGCGTGCGATTAGCATATCCAAGTCTTCAGTAGTTCCCCAGACTTGCATAATCGCTTCATCAATATCACTTTGCGTTTTTCCGAACGGATTTTCGCTTTTTTCTTGGCTTATCTTCTTCATGTGTGTCATCCCTTATGGCATCAAATAAAACTTGAAAATTTAGTTGAAAATTAGAATCGTGTTCTTCTAGTTGGCGCAATACATGAAAGAGAACTGCTTGCACTTTCTTCTCATTCATTTCTAAACACGATGTGGTTAGCGAATCGACAATCGCTACAACGCCTTCTAAATTAATTAAAACAGATTCTAGATTAGATAATTCACTATAGTACTTCATCGTTTTTTCTACCTCTTAATTTATGTAGTTCGGAAATGGTTACGGTTGCCTCTTGCAGTGAGTCGCACACCCAAATGCCTAGGATGTCACTAAACTGTGAGGTATCTAGATCTTCCACACCGGGCACCAATGCAATGTGGTACGATCCTTGTCCTTGTGGTCTGTGTTCAACAACAAAAGTAGTCATAGGTTCATCTCTTTCTTTATAAATTCAATTGCTTTTTCGTAATGGTAACGCCAATATTTTTCACTAACATCCATATCTTTGTAATTCATTCCATTTAAAAAAGCATCGATTATTTGCTTTTCTTTTGGGGGCATGCGTTCATCTATTATACGACGAATGTCAATTAAATCGTCTACATCCCACGGCAACCAACCATCGCCTTGAAAACTGGATATAGAATCAAAATCGTCTTGTTCTAACGGATCGATTTCTTCGTCCGATAATCTGGCTTTGCTGGCGTTTAATATTAATCTCATTTCAATGCTTCCATTAATGCATCTTGAATCGTTATTTTGTTATCTAATACTTTCATAACCTGTTCGTCTACCGATTTCTCGACACAGAGGTGATGAATAATGACTGGTTTCTCTTGCCCTTGGCGGTAGATCCTTGCGTTGGCTTGGATATAGTTTTCACTAGACCAGGGGAGATCGTACCAAACAGTCTGCGCTGTTTCACCCGCATTGCATTGGAGGTTAATACCAATTCCTCCCGACTGTGGGTGTGCAAGCAAGACTCTAATTTTACCATCTCGCCACGCTTGAATGTTGGAATCAGTAAGCACAACGGCCTCTGGAAACGCATTCCGAATTCGTTCCAACGAATGTTTGAAGTGATAAAATACCAAGGTCGGGGAAGAAGTCTCTTCCAAGATCGACTCGAGGCATTCCAACTTAGCCGTATGCACTTCTTGCCAACTCCCGTCCTCTGCATAAACTGCGCCACTTGTGAACTGTAATAGTTTTCCCGTGAGCGTTGCTGCGGTGGATGCGGTGACTGTCTGTCCCTTGATTTCTGTAACCATATCTTTCTTGAGCGCATCATATTTGTAACGTATTTGTTCCGTTATCCCCACTTTATGTAACGTATATGTTACCGTAGGCAGTTCCAAATAATCTTTGGCTTTCAGACTAAAACAGATATCTGAGATTGTTTCTGTGATTATTTGATCTGCTCCTTTATTTAATTCCCAATTATAAATTACACCGGTATGCGGATTTCTTTTGCCTGGGCGCATATACTTCGTTCTAAACTTAGTAAGGCTGGTTTCCAGCCTTTGCCCCATGTCTAGTATTCCAACTTGGCTCCAGAGATCCGCATACCCTTGCGGTGTTGGTGTTCCCGTCATAATGATACGACGATTAAAACTTTTTAAATGTTTTTTCAACTCTTTAAATCGCTTGGTGCTTGAATCTTTAAATCTACTTGACTCATCAATCACGAGGTTTTGAAATTTTATAGAGGGTTGATTTAATAGCCAAATCAAGTTCTCGAGATTTACGACGTACACGCTCGAAGAACTCTTGATAGCTGCTAACCGTTGACTTGGTGTGCCCAATATCTTTGCTATCTTTAGGTGTTTTAGGTGTTCCCATTTCTGTGTTTCTTCTTGCCATACTGTCTCCGCTACTCGTTTAGGTGCAATTACTAAAGTCGTTCCCTTAAATTGTTCTGCAATAATCGTCAATGTGGTTGCCGTTTTACCAAGACCCGGTTCAAGAAATAGTCCCATGCTAGGCACAGACTTGGCTTTCTCAATGATGTCTTTTTGATAATTGTGTAGGTTTTTTCTTAATAGCATTTAATACTTCTTTTGTTCGTTCGTGTAACCAATCTGCCACATCATACAGTTCTCTTTCTGTTGCATCGTTTTTAATCAAATTGGCTCGATTAGAAATAAAAACCACATTGTGTTTAATATAACCCAACTCTGGAATAATGCGATCCAATGATGGACATTCAGATATTTTCTTTCTTCCGTTATACCTTCCCCAAACAAATTTTGTTTTAAAGATAGGGCATTCGTTTGTAGTAATTGATTCCAAATAATCTAAATCCAAATCAAAATCTAATTTTTTCTTTTTGGCTCTTGCCTTTGCGTTTGCTAATAACTTACCAACATGGCCACGCTTTGTTTTAACATATGCCTCAACATTTATTCTATTCTTTAATATTTTTGATGAAGTCATCGATATCCTCTTTTGATCGTAATATGTGAACTGGAAATCCAGCCTCACCTAATTCATCAAATATCAGTATCTGTCTTGGGCTTAGTTTCCCCTCCGCTGTCTTTAGTTCTACTAGAAATATCTTTTGGTTTAAGATCACGATTCGATCTGGCACCCCCGTTATTGAACTCAACCATTTGTAACAAAGCCCCGATGATTTCTTGATTGACTTTGTCAGATACGCCTCGATTTCCTTTTCCAGCACAGACATAGTTTTTTATGCCTTCCATAATGTGATTAAAAATAAACTCGGTTAAATATGCTCGGGTTTCTTCCCCCGGCGTTTCTTCACCAACTAAATCAAACACCCGTTGAGCTGCGTGGGTTGACTCGTGGCACACAGTCGATGCCAGATAGAAATCATTATTGGGATCAATCATCTGTTCTAAATCCAAAATGACAATGATCATAGGATGTTTTACATCGGTGATGTAATGTGTTTCAGCGACATTCTCATGATCTAACGCAACCACTTTTTGAAAAATGTTGTTGTCTTTTAGAATGTTCCTAAAATCTTTTTCAGTAAAGCACAACTTTAAATCCGCAGCGGGAAATAGTGGTACTTCTATCTTATAGTATGGTGGTTTTTTCATTTAAAGCCACCACTCAAAAATACAATCAATATGATGCCAATTAATGTTAAGCCGATCATTTCAATTTTGCTCATTAGAAAATCTCCTCTTCATCAAATAGAGTTTGTTTGTCAATAAATGCTTGTGCCTTCTCTGTTAATCTAACGCCAGTGTATTTGTGTTGTCTCTTACCATCGATACGAATTGCCGATGCAGTGACTCCCTTGTCTTGTGTGGCTGCAAGGAATCGTCTCTTGAACGACAGATCATTGCCTGGGTTTAATCCATGTTTGACTGCCCACCGCTTAAAGCACAAGAATACATGATCTTTATCTACTTCACTCATGGCATCGTACTCTAACACTTGATCAACGAATGATCCGATTGGATTAGACATCTCTTCCATGGTTTCAAGCAGTTCTTTGCCTGTCGTGGGTTGTACAAAATAACCACCACGCTCAACCCGTCTGCGTAACCCAGCCATCGCCCAGTTAAAAATGCCCGACAACTCTTTCATTAGTTTGCTGCTCAGTGCCGTATCCTCTTTGCCATAGAATGATTTGCTCATCTTTAGCACCACCATACGGCCAGTCAACGCATTACTGGATTCTGATAATTGCAACACCTCGTTAGAATAAATTACGATTCTGGTCGGGAGGTATCCGTTCCACGAGTCTTTGTTTTTCCGATTGACAGTAACCGTATCACCGCCCACGATCCGCAACAACTGAGAAACAACAGCACCTCGATCTCTGTCAGGCGCTCTCGCATCAGTAAAAGAAGCGAGGAGCTTACCAAGCCAAGGTTGGAGACCAAACGTATCACATAACTCTCCTAACTCTGGTGCTACAGTATTGTGTTGTCCTAACAATTCAACCAGCACCTTGTTGATTGTTCCCTTACCCGATCTACGGGGACCAATGATGTTAAAGAATTTCTGTTGACTTGTATCGCCTGATAAGACATAACCAAATATCTCTTGAAGACAATCGATTGATTCTTGGTCGTGTTCCCATAAATCATTTAAAAAGGTTTCCCATAACGGGCACTTGGCATTTGGATCGTATGGAAATGGCAAACTGTTCTGTGTAAAGAAACCCAACGAGTGTGGCAGTAACACATTGTCTTCCAAGTGAAACAAACCATTTTCTAAACTAACCAGTTTGTTTGCCTCTGGCCTATTGGCACTATATCCTTGCAACCATACTGGCGGTCTTGTGTTGGCGTGATTGGGTAAGTGCACTAGGGCTTTGATTGCATCCATAGCACCGCTTACGCTTGCCGGGTTAGGTGAGAACGGCACGATGTTGCCCTTCTTATCTTGGCGTTTGCACTTATCTAAGAACTTATACACTTCGGAGCGAACTGTGCCGTCTTCTATTTCAGCATAGTGTGTGCCGCGATACGAATAGAAATCATTCACATAATGCACCAACTTAATTCCCTCTTCTGAAGAAAACTTAGTGTCTAGAAATGTCTGAGCGTTCTCCATGGGTGCTAAAGAGAGAATGACATCCCCCTTTGCCAATGCCTCGGTTCTATTGTTATACGACAGTTTAAAGATCAGCGTGCGTAGTGTTGCACCGCCACCCTTCTTGCTAAATGTCTTCCATTTTGATTCACAGGCATTGCTTGAATAACTGGAGACACTGCCGTCCCCGTATGACCAGCGATCCCATGCCTCACACGCCTCAAGATCACCTTGGAACTGGTGGTGTAAACACATACCGATCTGTAACCAATCGGTGTATCCGCAGTTTGGATCGAACTGTGGCAACAATTCTGATTCTACTTTTGCGAGATCCCAGCCATCGAGCGGTGGGTTGTAATCGGCAAACGCATCACCCGATGCCCGAACTGTACGCTCTGGAATAAGGTGGGTAAGATCTTGCATGGTGGTGGGTAGATCACCACTTAACTTGTGTCCCGTAACAGTAAAGTATCTGCCCTTGGGGTAGATCTCTAAACCCTTGTCGTGATCAACGTGAGCACCTTGCAGATCCGCTATGGTAAATATCTTTACCCCCGTGCCTGACGGGCTGATCTCTTTGTAGCCTTCAATTTTGTTGAATATGTCACACAATTCTTGGTTGGTAAATTCGTTGACGGCATCATCGTAGCAGTCGTCCAAGTCCACCCCAATGATGTGATCGTCCGCAGTAAACACAAAGCCCACGCCATCAAATAGTCCGGTAAGGTAGGCTTTCTCAACGCTTAGAAAGTCTGTCCATGTATCGGGGTTGGTTGAACTGGCAGCCTTGCCCGATGGCTGGACGGGTAGTTTTGACCACCGCTGTGTATCGCCCTCACCAATGAGGACATAGTTCCACAATGTCCATCGTGGCACTGAGCGAAGACTTAGGGGTATGTTTTGGAATAGTACTGGTAATGCTTTCGGTTTCATCTGTTTTCCTTTGCTCTTCTACTTATGCAAATTTTGCCCTACTTTTTTAATTTTCTTTATATCTTTTAGTAATAAGTATATAACTAAAAGTAATCATTATCCACAGTATCCACAGTAGCCATTTTCTAAAAAGTCATATTGCGGCGCACCATTTTTGCTAAAAACCACTATAGGTAGTAGTTCCAAGGGTGTTTACCTACTGCAAATCCATAGTATCCATAGTATCCATAGTATTTCTGAATTATTTTATTTTTATTTTAATACTAAGAATAGAGCTAGGGGTAAAGTGCAAAATTACTGTGGATACTGTGGATACTGCGGCGCACCATTTTGTACGAAAAGGCAGCATTTTGTCCATAATACGCAACAAACGGGCTTTAGAGGCATTATTTTGACTGTTATGAAGGGTAGGCCTCACCCACCATGAAAAAACGCCCCACAGGGCGTTTTAGCAAGGCTCATGATCATGTGATCGTATTTGTCGGTTTACCCATTTTCTAAACTCAATTCGATTGTCGTGGGTTTGCTCATCCCTATCATCCCAGATAGCATCAAACAAATGCTCGTCATTTTCCAAAGTAACCTCAATCTTAGTAAGGTTACCCTCTTTATCAAAAATCTCTACTTGTCGTGCTTTCATTTAATCTTTTCTTTCATGGCTTTTAATTTATATAAAGGAAACATGCCCTTCTGTAGGGAAGGATCTAACTTTAGGTATTCTTTATGGCTGAACCAAGTCCCCAAACTATCCATCCAAATATAAGGCGTCATTTTATTCCATGTGCCTTTTCTATTGCTCTAGCAAACGCCATGATGTCGCCTTCCGTTTGCATTCTAATTCCAATAATCTCTTGATCTGTAAGGGGTTTTGACTTGTAGATTCCGCATAAAAATGGCTTTGGCTCCGTGACTACGGCGTCCTCGTAACCTGGTTGGTACGGCGCCTCTGCTACATAATTTGGCTTATTGCCAGTATATGTTTTTACTGGTTTATTCATTTCTCACTCGCTTTCTTTAGTATTGCTCTAGCAAATTCTAAGTATCCAAATCTTTCACCGCTTAAAGTCATGTGAATATGCTTCGCAACTATTTCTTTTACTTCTTCATCTGTTAAATCTTTTATTTGTGGTGAACAAGTATGAATAGAATCCCCTGTAACCCTTTTGCCACAATCTAAACACGCAGTCCACACTACTGGTTCATTGTTCATTTATTTCTTTCGTCTTTTAATTTCTCGGTTTATGTACCATACTGCCTTCTCTAGATCCTCTATGGCATCGTCCTTTAGATCAGCACGCCACACATACTTAATTGCGTTACCTAAACAAAACCCCATGTGTTCAGTAATTTGAATGCAATCGATGCCGCTGGGGTGTGATGTGTAATGCTTTGGGTTGTTGACATTGTCGTTCATGGTTTAAGTCTTTCCCATATCTCTGCTAAGGGCATGGAGCGGATGTGCATCCACCCAAAGTATACGCAAGCAAACATGATAAACAAAAAGAAACCAAACACGGCAGCAAAGATAATCACCGCAAATGCGGTGATTACCAAAACAAGTAAATTCATTATTGAGTAAATCATTATTTCATTGCCTCCACAATTCCTTGATCTAGGCATCGTAACATACGCTCTAGAGTCTCTTTGAGATCTTCTACACTCTCACCACTCACACGAATACCATCTTGGGTGTGGGCATAGATCGTGCCATCTTCGTTGTAATAGACTTCGCAAACCGCATACCAATCGTCACCATCTTCGGTAAACTTCACCACCCGATGATTCCAAGTCATGATTGCACCATCTGAATGCGTTTGCCAATCCAGTTCATTACTGGCACGGCCATACTGTTACCCATCGCTTTGTAGCGTGGACCATCGGGACAGTCTTCGGCTGGCTTTTTACGCCACGGGATCATTGTGTGGTTATCGGGAAAGCCCTGTAACCGCTCACACTCAATCGGTGTGAGTCTGCGTACTGCCATGTTGCTCATCAATTTAGGTCCACTGGTGTTTGTGCCACCGCACGCTTTTGTCAAGGTTGCTGTTGTATTGCCATCGATGGCTTGGTTGTACACATCAACTGCATAGGCTGCCGCCACTTGGTTGTCACCCATGTTACTGCGTATCGTTGGTGATAGATCCTCAACGAATCGATTGTCACCGCCTTCGCGCTGAGCAATTCCGGGTTCGAATGCAATTGCCACACCATGCACATCGGTGTTATTCAATGTAAACGAAATGTCTTCATTCCACCCCATACCTTGGGAGTTTTGCGATGTCGCACCACCGCCTTGCAGCGTGTATGCTTTCATACCCACTTTTGGTAGGTTCATACCCACAAATGGTATGTTCCCACCCCCAGTGCCCCATGTCGATGTCACAGTCTGGCATACATCACCCATCTCTTTGACACGACTATCCGATGGGTGGTTTTCATACACAATTAAACCACGCCCGTCTTCCAAATCTTGGTTGCCAATGCCTTTGTAATCTCTGGCTAGTAACGAGCCAACTGTATTACTGCGATCTGGTGCGGTTGCAACCAATGTATTGGTGGTGGGATCGTTTCTTCGTTTGGTTGAAACTGAGTGAGCGACTAAGGTTTCTGATCCGCCTCCGAGATCTCCTCCAGCGGCTCGGATTGTTCCAACGCCTTCACCGTATCCTCCAAAGCTTGATGAAGTAAAGGCGGAAGTTTCTTGCCCCTTACTTCGGCTCTTCTTAGGATTCCCGAGCAAGCTTTCTTGCTCAAAAAGAACCGCTGCGGCACTTCGCCAGTCTCCAAGACAGCCAACAACGAAGACTCGACGGCGGCGCTGTGGAACTCCAAAGTGTTGAGCGTCGAGCACTCGGTAGGCGAACCCATACCCGAGTTCCCCCAACGCCCCGAGGAAGGAACCAAAATCCCGTCCTCCTTTTGAACTGAGGACACCTGGAACGTTTTCCCAAACGATCCACTTGGGTTTGAACTTGTCAGCAATTCCGAGATAGACGAGTGCCAAGTTACCGCGCGGGTCATCCATTCCTTTTCGGAGACCAGCGACTGAGAATGATTGGCATGGTGTTCCTCCAACGAGAAGGTCAATTGGTTCATTTAATTTCCACTCCTTATATTTAGTCATGTCACCAAGATTGGGGACATGGGGGTAATGATGAGCCAACACCGCCGATGGGAATGGCTCGATTTCAGAAAACGCAACGGGATTCCAGCCCAGCGAATGCCAAGCGACCGTTGCAGCCTCAACTCCACTACATACACTAAGATAGTTCAACTTTTCTCCTTTTGAATAGTCGTTTGTACCACGGCAAATCATTATAAACTTGATTGATGTGTTGTTTCAACAGGGATATCACTCCCGCTTCAACCAATCGCTCCCTTACATAATCACTCATGTTGATTTCTACATCACAACTGCCATCATCATTTTCTTTTGTATGAGTAATCGTAAACTTAAAATCGTGTTCTTCTTTCATTGTTGCCCCTTAAAGTACTGATCCAATGTTTCTAATTCTACAGTAGTTTCTTCCCAATTGTCCTCACTACCATAGTCACCTCTGGTGGCTCGGAGTCGTTCCACATTGCGAAACTCTGGCTCAATTTCCCACCAAGCTGCGGATGCCTCTTTGTATTCTATCCAATCATCGTTTTCAATAAATAGTGGATGATTTAAACCAACAATATGCACACTGTCAAGGTAGTCACGATGCGGGATATATTTTTGGGCATAGTTTCGGGATGTCTTCACCAATTTGACCTTGTCCCTGGCTCTAATAAATCTATCGTATGCTTTTAACTGCTCTGGAGTTAATTCCATGTGTCTTCCTTAAATGTTTTTCTAATGTACGACCGTAAGCGATTATGAATTCGCTTAGATCTAAAACCTTTTCACCATTCTTTTCTGAGATCACTAGTCTTCTGTTTTTCTGTGGAATGTTTTCTACCATGTCTAAATAAAATTGTCTATTCATCTTCTTCTTTCAAATGATCGGTGTTAAATGCCTCCATGCTAATCGGCTCTTTGTTTAGTACTGAATTGATGTAACTAACCCGCTCGACTGTCGTGCCCAAATAGTCCGCCAGTTCTTTATCGGTGGGGCTGCGCTGAAGCTCTTGCGTGAGCATCCGCTCTGCGTACTTATTTTTACGAATCTCTTCGGTGATGTTGACAGGCAGGCGAATAATGTTTTTGGTGTTTGCCACCGCCCGATTGACCTCGGTGATAATGACCTTCTTGGCATACGATGCGAACCGAATGCGCCCCATCGGTTTCCATTTTCGGGCTGCTAGGATCAATGCCTCGTTCCCAAACCCTAACATATCCTCCATGTCCACCGAGGAGTGAGTCCAATGGGGCATCGATTTAATGACAGTGACCACGAATCTTAGATTGTGAGTTACCAGTTTCTCAAGGGCTACCTCATCCCCGTTGGCAATCTTGTGGGCTAACTCGGTTTCAATATCCCTACTAAGAGTGGGGATATTATAAAGGGATCTAAGGTAGTCAGATAGGGCATTCTTTTTGTTTTTCAAAATGGGGCATCTCCACACATGGCATGAGCGTGTTGAAACTGTTGAGCCGAGGTTGGATTCTTAAGTTTGGGCAAAACTTTTAGGGTGCAGCCTGTACGCAAAAAAGGTTCGCACTCTATGCGCGAACCCAGTTTGCGGAGTAATTCACCATCTTGGTATATTAAATATCGGAGCATCGTCCTAGCGGTTCTCAACAATGACTTCAAATGACTTTAATGACATTGATCTGATTGTACCACTTTCTGTCACAAAAATCACATTGTTTTTCTCAAGATACCAGCACGCAAACGACACTGAATTGGTGCGTGAAAATGCGTAGGCTGATTTCCATTTGGGGTTACTGTTGCATGGTTTTTGGGAGAGGATCGTATGCCCACCGATTTGATTCGGCGCGATGGCATACATATCCGCATGGGCTGTACCACTCATGAGCATGAGGGCAATTAATAATTTTTTCATTGTCTAATCCAAAAAGTAATTAAAAGCGATCTTGTACCAATACTCCTTGACCATTTTCTTTTGTTCTTCGGTTGCCTTGGTGATGTCCTCAATCTCCTCTGGCAGTTCCAATTGGGACACCGCCTCACACCAATTACTATCCTCAAAGGGATCATACTGCTCCCCTGTACGCATAGATTCTATGGCATCTGAATGTGCCTTTTCTTCTTCTTGATCATAATCGGGCTGATCATCGTAGCCCGACATTAACCATTTATCATAGCCATTCATTCTTGACATACTACCCCCTTATTGGTTTGTGAGATAAGCATAAATAAAATATACCACTAATCCAAGGCATGGAGTGATCCACACCATGTGCCCTAAAAACTCCTTGGCATCTTCCCATTCGGTTTTGCCACGAGAGATTGTGATCGCATAGTCGGCATCTCTGAATGCCTCACTTGCTGATCGGCAAGTACGGCCGACCATCTGATGTAGGTTTAATTCACGATTTTTCATTACGCAGCCCTCCTGATTCTGTAATTGTTTAACACCTTGGTAACCCCAAAATCCCAATCGGATTCTAGATCACGAGCTTTATATAATTGACCACCATCGTTGAGCAAGTTTAATACTTCTTTGGTATCCATCAAATACTCACGATGGGTATTCCAATCACTCACTAAAAATTTCTGAATCATATTGCCTCCGATAAAAAGGATTGTAAATTTTCTGTTGGTACAAATTTTAACAGTTCCGCAATGGCGGTTTCATCGCCACCATCAAGGTCTTTCTTGATCTGCTGAATTACCAAATCAATCAATGCATCTTGGTTTACTGGCGGGTTTACTAGTTTAGTAATAAAACTTTCTACAAATTGTTGTTCCCAGTTCATACTGTTTCCTCCGCAATATCTCGGTTGTACATAAATTGAATTGCTGAATCGGAATACTGATTGTATCCCCCCTGTAGAAAAAATCTAGCTGAATTATCGATCTGCTCGGGATGATCAACAAGAAATTCAAGTTCTTTTTTAGTTAACTGCAATACCATTTCTTCGGTTGTCATTTTATTTCTCCAAGTGTAATTTAATTGTTATGGGGCATTGAATTTCATTTTCATCGAGCCACATATATAAATCTGTTGCTCTGGGGAAATGAATTTCGCCTTTAAATGGTGCGTGCAGCCCCACTTGTTCGTACCCTTTGCCTTCGAGGTAACCTTCGATGCGACTGTAGATTTCTTTCAATCTAAAATCTTCGAGTGTAGTAAAGCAATCGTCACTCACATGATCGCCCATTGATCCATCGGATTCCAGGAAGTAGATTCCTAAATCAAAATCCTCACCTTCTTTTGGTGCTTTTGTGTACTCGTTATTGAGTAACACACCCACACCAAATTTGGGATATCTGAGGTAGTAGTGTTCGCAGTTACCACCCGTACCAATTTCTTCCATGTATGGGTTGTTTACTGTGCCACACTTATCACACTTACCATTCGTGTGCCAAGTGTCATGCATACAGTGTACGCAAGTGTAATGTTTTTTATCCATTTGTTTTCTCCTTGTTTGCTGATTCAATAAACTGTTTGCAACATTTAATTAATAATTCTTCTGCATCTTCATAATGTATTTTACCATCGTCCCATTGCTCATGGATATCGTTGACTGAAAAATGCAAATCATCAATGGTGTATAAAATCATACAGTTCTCCTTTTTAAAATTAAGCGTAATACGAAATGCCTTCGGGGATTGCATTGACATCTGTGCATTCCTCAAAGTGATCCACACTATGGACGGGCATACGAGTCCCGTCCACCCACACAAACACCTTACTATCTGGTGACTCAAATGCCTGTAACGCTGATATCAGTTCTTGTATTGTCATGATAATTTTTCCGTTAATTTACCTTCGTTCCACATGGCTCTAGCAAAATTAATAATGTCATCACTTACTGGGAAATCATAACTCTCGGCATGATGCTCGATCACATCGATAGGGCATTCTTGTTCTGTGGGGAAATTGTCGCCCCACAATTCACCCCATGATTTCTCATTGGTTTTTTCTACCCAGTAATCGCACACACCGACTTCCATTGAACGCATCACCATCGCATTCATGCAATCGAGTGATAGATAACCCCAATTGGATAGTTCATTGCGAACATCCAAAACATTCTTGTTGGGATTGTTTGCCATGTACTCCTTGATATAACTATCATCCACTTCAAATACCATTTTGATTTTCATAACATTCTCCTTGTAAGAACCTTAATTGTCGTACTACTGGTGCAAAAACATATAGGGATAAACCCTGGCCAAGTCAGGCCAGGGTAAACCCGGGTCTTTGGGCTGCGGGGTATCCCTATGTATTTTCATACATCGACTTCTGCCACTCGCCAATCGTGGGCATTGTAGTCCTCCATGTAACCCTTCTTAACTGCGTATGCCATGCCTTTTATAAGATCAGCAAGTTCTGCCTCTGCCTCCTCACGAGTATCAAACAATTCAAGATCCTCTTCATTAGGCACTTCCCATTCCCCACCAAAAAACAATGCCTCAATCTGGTATTTTTTCATGACATCCTACGCACCCAATGCTCGCCCGTCATGCAATTGAAATTTGCTTTATCGCCAATCTCAAGATCGTTAACTTCTTGGATGTGATCGAGATCATACCCACGATCTTCGGTAAAGTAATCCAAGGGATGATACTCAAGGATTGACATATTATTAGCACCACGATAACCATCACCCCAAAAACATTCATACATTTTCATTTTTTAATACCTCCATGTTTGCAGTTACATTTTCCATTTTATTGGTGCGAAAACAATTCTCAAAAATTGCCCATTTGAAATCGTACTTTTGTAATTTTGCTAAATACTCTTCCGATACTTCCAAATCAAATTGAGTATTAATTCTAATTTTATATTTCTTCTTTGCCATCGAATGCTCCCCAGTTATTTTCTACATCCATGATCTGATTAAAATCAAAATCATAGTCCAATTTACCACCTACTACTTTCCAATCTGCTTGAAAGAATGGGTACGATTCAACATATCCCTCTTCCAAATCAGGATTGGTATCCATTTCGTGTTTAATCAATTCTCTAACAGTATTCATGCTTTCACGATCACCCAATTTGAGATTTACCCAAATTTCGCAATCGTGTTTTTCACTAAATATTGCATATGTATTGCTCATCATTTACTCCTTGTAAACTTATGATCAATATTGATCCAGTAATGCACTCATAGAATGCACTACTAGGCAACATTAAATAAATAGGTATTTACCCTCGCCAAACATTTTGTTTAATTGCTTTGTTGCCAAATCCATGTCATGGGTTTTGATTGTGCGAAATGCATTTTCGCTATCAGTCAATAACTTAAACAAAATACCCTTTTTGCGATGCTTAGACATTTCATACTCTTCTACCAATATGCCAATCGCAGTATCAGTGTCGTGATCAAAAAATTCTGTGCCATTGATCTCACCAAAACTGGATTTCCATTGCCCTAGTGATTTGACATACTTACCCCAAACAATGGCGGAGGGTGACTCATCCCACCCGTATTGCCCACCCATAAATTTAAGATCATAAAATTTCATATCAATGCACCCACCATTGCCATCGTTGTGGACATACGCAAATTTTTTACCATCAAGATACAAATTAAATTGGTATCCGCCACCATCATCGGTTGCCCACGATTTAAAACCCTTAATTTGAAAATTCATAATGCTCTCCTTGTTAATTAAACAAACTACTGACTCCAACAAAAACCACTCTACAGAATGGTTTTTAGTAGATCAATAGGGGTAAACCCTAGTCAGGCTGCCCTAGGGGGGTTGTTGACAATTAAACCCGCACTAATCAATTGGTTTAAGGTTCTACCAAAATGCCCTTGTAACTGGTAACCCAATCGAGTGTCATGCAAGTATTGCCAAGCCTCAAAAACTGTATCTTCGTCATCGCACTCAATAAAACCCTCTGCAATTCCTACTGCTTGATAACTATCCATTTTTATACCTCCTCCATGTTAATAAAATCTTCTACAGTTTTATTTAAAACCAATTGCTTTACTTCGTCAATGGTTTCAAAATTACCTAATACTTTTGGATTGATTTGTTTGTGATCCATTGCCAAATCGAGCATTACACAATAGCGATAATACTTTTCGCCTCCATCATGACACTCGCTTAACTCTGGATTTTTGTAATCACAATAGATCATTAAATATTGCTCGTTACCAAAATCCTTACCAATACATGGGCAAGCATCATTTTTATATGAGTAATCAGAAAACCCCTCCAATACTGGGAGGGTGTCGTCATATCGTGGGAATGCGTTTTTTACTAATGACATTGTTAAACCCCTTTCAATAGATTTTTTAATTCGGTTTTTAAAACCTTAGCATCGTTGCCTCTAAAGGTTGATGCATTGGCTAAAAAGTACATCACAATAGAACGGGCATCATCATTAATAAATTTATCGTTGATACTACCCAATTGAGTCATGGCATCCAAATAAGGTTTAGCACCAAAATAAGGTTTTGCCCAAACCCGTTTGATATCGTAAGCAATACTAGAAATTGATCGTTGCATTTTTTTACTCTCCTATATAGTGGGCACAATTGCCCTACCCTTAAAATATCATATTGGTATAAAATTAATACTAGGATTTTCCCTATACTATCGAGGCCAGGTTTTTGATAGATTTTGACTATATCGATTTAAAACTGGTTTTTAGGGGCATAGGGGCATTTTGATTGGGGTTGATACAAGTGCATTGGGAGGGTTACGATCGTTTAATATGGGGCATTCTGATCGTTAGGGTTTTCCCCTATGTTTTTGGCGCATTTTGGGGTTGTCAATAGGGGTTTACCCTAAGACCAGCACTACACCAAAAAATGACTCTGGTCAATAGGGGTTTACCCTAATGCTGCCATAGCATGATCGATAGATTTTAACTAAACCCTCCAAAACCGATTAAAACGAGCATAGAGCGGTTTTATGCTTAGTTGATCCATATGCATTAGGTGGTTTGTGATCGTTGAATATGGCACGATCTGATCGTTAGGGTTTACCCTGGCCAAGTTGCCTAAAAAATAGGCAAATTAAAAATGTCAATAGGGGTTTACCCTATGGCCAGTTTTTGGGCATAAAAAAACCCCTAGTAGAAAACTAGGGGTTTATTGGGGTTTACTGGTTTAGATTGTATCTACCACAAATCCGCTCGTATCCTTTTTGGCTTTACCCTTAGCATACAATGCCACAATGCTATTAGGTTTATCTAGGTGTCGAATGTCTGAATTATCCCCGCTTACTACTGGCAAACCCAAAAATTCAGTAGGTATGTGTTCTACTGATCTAAACACTGTTGCAATTCGCATTCTATTGTCAATTGCTTTTTTAACATATTTTTGAAATGTCATTACTCCACTATATGAATAAGTAAGATCATAGTTTTTTGGGATGTCAATCCGATTTGCAATTTTTGTGTAATCGTAAAATTGTACTTCGGGAAATAGATCGAAAATTGTGATTGATCTAATTTTGCCATTCATAAATTCATAATCAAAATACACATTTTCCCATTTAATATCACTTGTGCCATTTAATCTAATCAAAAGGGTTAGATCTTGCTTTTTTGCTTGCTTGATACCCTTCTGAATATCTAATACTAAATTAAGCATAAAATTTTGACGATCATTGAAAAAATATTGGGTTTTAGCAATACGGGCATTTTGAATGCTTGTAAATGCTCCCCTACCAGCACTATACAAGCAAGCATTTTCGCATTGTGCTAATTTTGCCATTGGGCATACTTGAAAACCCGAAATGTCACTAGGGGCTAAATAGAGAATACCCGTATAAAATCCTAGGGTTTGCCCCTTAACTGTTTTGCTATTGGTATCAAACCCCAATAATGATTTGCGTGTTACTGGTTTATTAATTTGCATATATTCACCTTGTAAATGATTAATAAAATTTACTACTATCATAATTTTATTGTTTAGTTAAAGCAAAATACAGATAAATAAACCCTAATAGGGTTATCCCTGGTCTTTATTGGTACATTTCTTGCTTGTCATTCTAGATGATAATCATTCGCATTTGCCCTATGCCTCTCGCACGCTCGTATAGCCCCATAGTGGCATTTTGTCAATTTGTGACACCTACCTATTAACTCAATGCCGATCGTGTCACTATGAGCGTTTTGGCAAGCACCAATTTAGTGCGCCCTGCACCAAAACAATGCAGCCCAAATTGTCAATAGGTACTTTCCCTATTAGGGTAATCCCTGGCCTGGTTGTGTGTGAGTACTTACTAACTTAGCAGATTGTTGCACTGCACCAAATTGCCATGCACCAAATTGGTGCGGCCAGGATGTGAGTGAGTGCTAACTAACTAATCTGGTCAGTAAGTGCTCACTAACTTGGCCGATGTGAGTGAGTGCTTACTTACCACATTGTTGCACTGCAACAAGTAAGTGAGTGCTTACTTCAGCTCTGCACCAAATTGGTGCATTGTCAGGTTAGTGAGTGCTTACTAACCAAGGGGGGCAATTTGTTGCGCCGCACCATCCTTTTTTGACTCCCTGAGTTTCGGGCGCGGGGGTCCCACACCAATCTCAAGGCCGTGCAAATTTCCCGATATTTTTTTATTTTTCATAATGTGGAATAAACTTGTATAGAATTAGGCTCAAATGATAATCATTCTCATTTAGAAATGCTGTAAGTTATTGATTCTACTAGGTGTTGTATAGAACTATCCATAGAATGTATAGATTCTCAAAAGTTATGTGCTTGATTTGTAAAGATAAAAAAAAATTGCTGCACTGCATCCTGGATACTGTGGATAGTTCTATACAACTTTTGAGTGTCGTAAGTGCTTGATTAAGTTAAATAAAAAATTTCAAATCCATAGTATCCATAGTATCCATAGTATTTCTCTTTTATTTCTCTTTTAAAAAAAAGAATAATACTAGTAGGGGGTATAAGTGAAATATACTGTGGATACTATGGATACTGTGGATTGAAGTTCTATACATTAGAATAAAATCAATCACTTGGAAGAAGGGCTGGTGGACAAAAACATCGTTTTTTGTATCCTGTCTTCTGTGGATACTATGGATAGTTCTATACAATAGGGCGGATGTTGTATAGAAATTGCATAAGTAGATGTATGAAAAGACTTAATCCACTTACCAAATCCCCATACCGTTGTGGCGATCAGCACGGCGATATGTTCTTTTACAACTACAGGACCGACGTCCTATCCAACGGATTCCGTGGCGAACGTTGGCTCAGTCCGATTGCTTTTGAAAAAGCGCTAAGACGGGATAGACTAGCCAAACTGAAAAAACGGCGACAAGCTGGTAAGCTGCGACGCAGGTCTAAATATGACGATTAAGTATTACGCATACCAAATCAAAGGTTTGCTTGAGAAACCCGATAAAAGCATCGGAGCGATTTTAGTAATGATTTGCACCCCTACGGCGTTTGAAGAAGTCCAAGTGCCAGCCTCCGTTTTTAATAGGGAGACTCTGGCGTTTTTAAAATATCGAATTGCGGTGAACGACTTTATGGACATTAACAAACTGCCATGGGATATCATTAAAAAGATTCGAAGACCATTAAACCAGTACCTCGATGATTGGATTGCGAATGGCAATCTCAAGTAGCACCCCCATCCCTGTTCTAGATGGTTGGGCTTTAGCAAAAGACTTATCCAAAGGTGATTGGGTCTTTTCTAAGGAGGGCAAACCTATCCAGATCAAAAGCATCCAGACTTACACCCCGGCGGAAATGTTTTGCGTGGCACTGTCCGATGGGGTTTATGTGCATGTGGATCAACACACCAAGTTCCCCGTCCAAACCCTATTTGATCGGCAAACAGAAAGCCGTTACCGTGGCATCTACAAACGCTGGGCAAAGCAACGCTATGCCAGCCCCTTAGAAATGCTCGAGCGTGGCTTAGACGGCGGGTACGATCAGGGGTTTTATTCGGTGCGTACTACGAAGCCCATCCATTTTCCGTTTGAAGACCACCCCGTGCCACCCTTTATCGTGGGGATGTGGATGACACGAACCAACCCGAACAACCGTTACATGTTACGGGAGAGCGTGGTGGAGTATGTGCAAAAGGAAATCCGCAAAACGGGCTGGAGTTTTAAGATGCAATCCCGTAATGTCATGGAGATTCGCCCCTCGATTCGGACATCTTTCCTTACTCGATACCAGACTGTGCCGTCCAAACTGCCAATCGAGTACACCTTTGGCTCGGTGGAGCAACGAATTGATCTGTTACGGGGTGTGATCGCCACAAAACCAGGTTCGTACAACGAAAAACTTGATAAGTTCTTGATTTTTAGTAGAAATTTAAACTTTTTGATTGTTTTGCAAGGGATTTGCGAGTCTCTTGGCATGAAAACGCAAGTTTTTGAGAATAAATCGTCTTTTACGCACCAAATTGCATTTAAGTCGCGACTTTTTTTAAATCCCCTTCAAAAAAGTCGCAAAATTTCGAAGCATTTTGATCGTAGGATCGTAAAAACCATCGAAAAGATTGACCCTAAACCCAGTATACACATCGTTACTGACGAACCATTTGTCGTAGGACAAGGATTTTTACCAATATGGCATTAACCAAAGGACAAGAAAAGTTACTTGCTAACTTTGCACAGAAAAACAAGCATTGGCCCAAGGATCAACTCGAATTAGCCCTGTGGCGGGTGCGTTGGGAGCTCCAAGCGCTTGATCACCAACGAGAACCCGACAACGGCGAGTATGACACCATGCTCATGTTGGCTGGTCGTGGTGCGGGTAAGACCTACACCGCCTCAAATTGGATTGGACTGCGTGCAGCCCTTAACGGCGGTACCCGATGGCTCGTAACTGCCCCGACATCAAACGACATTCGCGCGACATGCTTTGAGGGTGACTCAGGTTTAATAAATATCATCCCGCCCGTTTTGATCGACACCTACAACAAATCGCTTTTTGAGATCCACCTTAAAAACGGCTCGATCATCCAAGGTATCCCCGGCTCCGAACCAGAGCGTTACCGTGGTAAGCAGTTCCATGGGGCGTGGTTTGATGAGTTAGCTGCGTTTGACTACCTAGACGACGCTTGGGATCAAGCACAGTTTACTTTGCGTTTGCGTGACCCACGCATAGCTCGAGTTCAGCAGATTGTTACCACCACCCCCAAGCCCAGAGAATTGATTGTTGACTTAAACGAGGGCAAGGTAGGGGGTGATGTGTATGTGGTAAACGCCAGCTCGTACGATAACCGAGCCAACCTCTCTAAATCGTTTTTTAAAGCCCTTGAGACATACGAAGGCACCGACCTTGGTAAACAGGAGATCTACGGTGCGATCCTCGATCCAGAAGACGCTGGTATTGTCAAGCGTAAGTGGTTTAAGATGTGGCCAGCCAAGAAACCAACGCCCGTCTTGGAGTATGTGATCGCTTCATACGATCCAGCGACTTCGGAAAAGACTGTCAATGACCCAACCGCATGCGAGGTGTGGGGTGTGTTTGAGGACACCGACAAAGGCACTTGCATCATCCTTTTGGATGCATGGGATGCTCACATGTCTTACCCCGAGTTGCGTAGAAAGGTGGTTGACGACTACAAAGAAGTGGTGTACGGTGCGGACAACGACTTTGCCAAGGGTAGGAAAGCAGACCTCATTCTGATCGAGGATAAGTCGGCGGGCATTTCGCTCATCCAAGAGCTCCAGCAGTCTGGCACCCCCGTGCGGGGTTATAACCCGGGCAAAGCGGACAAGGTGCAGCGTTTGAACATCGTGGCACCGCTCATTGCCAAGGGCAAAGCGTATGTGCCAGAGAACCCCGAGATACCTGGCGAGTTTGCTGACTGGGCAAAACGGTTTATCCGTCAAGTCTGTTCGTTCCCAGAGTCTGGTGGGCACGATGACTATGTCGATGCCCTATCCCAAGCGTTACGGGTTTTACGGGATTCGGGTTGGATCTCGCTCGATCCCCTCCCGCACCGAGACTACGACTATGCCGACGATGAGATGCGTAAGAAACGATACAACCCCTATGCGGTGTAGGGCGGAAACACATCCCTTTTTGCATAAGTAGTAATAGAAGTCTTATCTAAACTTTCTCACCCTATGCTCCCATATCCAATCAAATCACCGCAAGAAATGATGTTTGAGTCTGCTGGCATTCCCCACATGCAAGCCGGTGGTCAACCACCGTCGCCGGGCACAACTACTCGATTATCACGAGCAGCCACGCAAGATGGCGTGAGCGGTTTGGGTTCTATTGGTCCGTTGGTAGATATGACACCACCCAACCCCGTTTCGTTTTATCGCTCTAATCCGCAAAACAAATTTGGTGCAAAAGATCGATTGGAAACTTTGCCGTCTCGTGTGGATAAAACCACCATGCAAGATTTCATCAAGGCAATGAGAGCGGGTGAAAAGTATGGCGTGCCACAACTACCGCCCGAATACTTGGCGGCGTTGTTGTTGCAAGAAGGTCGTAGCGACTTTGGGTTTAATGAAATGAACATGAACAATCCAAGAGCTCGAATGATTGCAGAAATGTTAATGAAAGAAGGCTTTGATGATACTTCCGCTGGGTTTGGCGGAGCATTGTATGATAAAATGCAAACTGCAATGCGATTAAAAAAACCCTTCTCAACCGTTTGGAATGGCACAGGCGTTAGCATGTACGGCCAAACAGGAAACCAATACACCGACAAATTTGGGCAAGGCTTTGGTGCGGTTATGCATCCTAAAAACGAACCCTTACTCGGATCGATTAAAGAAGCGTATAATTACCAACCACCGCAACCACCGCAAGGTATTTCTGCTGAAGGTTTAGCAAACGCCATGCCAGTGTTTAATGCGGGTGGTTCGACAACACCGTTTTATGACATGAGTAAACTTGTCATTCAAAAACATTTATCTGGAAACTAATTAATGGCAAACCCCATTCTCCCCGTCCAAGCAGGAGCAACGCTTGAGTCGCTTGATCGTGATCAAGACATCGAGCAAACGCAAATGTCCGAGCAAGAGATTGAGGAATTAGAAGAGTCTCTTGGTTTAGAAGGCGAAGGCGAGTTAGATGAAGAGGTGATTGAGTTAGAAGATGGCTCTGTCATCATCAACTATGTTGCGACCGAAGGTCCCATGAAGAATCCCGAGTTCTATGCGAACTTGGCAGAAACCATGGACGAAGGCACGCTACAAGGATTAGCAACAGAATTTTTGGATTTAATTGATGTCGATAGAGAATCACGAAAAGAACGAGATAAACAGTATGAAGATGGATTACGAAGAACCGGTCTTGGTAAAGACGCACCAGGCGGTGCCACGTTTGATGGCGCTAGTAAAGTGGTACACCCAGTTATGGCAGAGAGTTGCGTTGATTTCGCGGCTTCGTCAACTCGTGAACTACTTCCGCCAGAAGGTATCGTAAAGTCCCACATTCGTGGTGAGGCAGATCGTGTTCGTTTAGAAGTGGCAGAGCGCAAGGCAAACTTCCTTAACTGGCAGTTAACCGAGCAAGTGCAAGAGTACCGTGATGAGATGGAGCAACTGCTCACTCAGTTACCGTTAGGTGGTTCGCAGTATTTGAAATGGCGTTACGACTACGAACAAAAACGCCCGATGACAGAGTGGATTCCAATTGACAACATTCTGTTACCATACGCAACAACCAACTTTTACACCTCGGCTCGTATTACCGAAGTGCAAGACATTACTGAGGATGTGTTCCAACAGCGAGTAGATCAAGGTATCTACCGTGATATTGAAACAACCTACATTAGTGCGATTGAGTCAGATGAAATGACTCAGTCTCAAAAAGCAAATAACAAGATTGAAGGCAAGCAAGAGCCATCTAAGAATGTTGATGGCGTGCGTCGTGTTTATGAAATCACATGTTTCTTGCGTTTAGATGATGATTCAGAAACCGAAGGCAAGCGTGCCCCGTATATTTTAACGATTGATGACTCCACCAGCAAGGTGTTGGCACTCTACAGAAACTGGTGTTATGGCGATGAAAAACTGGAAAAATTGGATTGGTATGTTGAGTTTAAGTTCATTCCTTGGCGTGGCGCTTACGCTATTGGCCTTCCACATCTCATTGGTGGGCTTTCTGCTGCTCTTACCGGTGCTTTACGTGCTTTGCTTGACGCTGCTCATATTAACAATAGCCAAACGATGCTCAAGCTTAAAGGCGGACGCATCAGCGGACAAAGCGACAGGATTGAACCGACGCAGGTTTTAGAAATTGAAGGCGCACCCGGGGTTGACGATGTACGCAAGCTGGCAATGCCCTTGCCGTTTAATCAGCCCTCCAATGTGCTCTTCCAACTGCTTGGATGGCTAACCGATGCTGCCAAGGGTGTGGTTACCACATCCGAAGAGAAGATCCGTGATGTTAATTCCAACGCTCCTGTTGGTACAACCCAAGCACTGATCGAGCAAGGTGCAAAAGTATTCTCCAGCATCCACGCTCGTTTACACCGTTCACAAGCCAAGTCATTAGCGATCCTCTCTCGTATCAACCATTGGTATTTGGGGGAGATGAACAACGAATCGGGTGAACCGATTGAGATTCGTGACTTTGCTGTTAACAACGATATTCGTCCCGTTTCAGATCCCAATATTTTCTCTGAAACCCAGCGTTTGGCACAAGCTCAAGCCATTTTGCAACTGGCACAAGGCGCACCCCAACTGTACAACATGCGTGAAGTTCATTTACGCATCTTACGCCAACTGAAGATCCCGAACATTAACGACATATTGCCAAACCCAGACGGCATCAAAGAAGCCAACCCAGCGTTGGAGAATGTGTCAATGACGATGGGCAGACCCGCAGCGGCGTACCCCGATCAAGATCACTTGGCTCACATCAAGGTGCATTTGATGTTTGCTATGGATCCAAACTACGGTGCCAATCCAATTATTGGACCAGCGTTTACCCCGCACTTGCTTGAGCATTTGAAACAACACATTACGCTGCACTATCTGCAAACCATGCGTAACTATGTTGGCCAAGCATCCGATGGCAAAGACATCTTTAAACTTAACGAAGAGCGTCCGTTGGATAAAACCAGCGAACAAGCCTTGGCAATTGCATCGCAGATGGTGCAAATGGACGGGCAGGTTGAGTTCCAGCCAATCCAGCCAGCGATCCAGCAATTGATCCAGAAAGTACAACAAGGTCAGCAAGCTCAACGCCAGCAAATGGCTGAGTCTGATCCAACGGCTCAAGTACTCATGAAGACTCAAATGGCTGAAACACAGCGTAAGGCACAAGAGGCTCAAATGAAGGCTCAGATGGAGTTGAAGAAACAAGAGCAAGACTTTGACATCAAGATCGTTGAGTTGCAACAAAAAGTTGACGAACTCATGGCGAAGTACAACACCCAAAGCCAGATTGATAGCCAGAAGAATGCAAAAGACATTGCCTTGGCAAACATCAACAACGCAGCCAAAGAGCGAGTCGCACAAATTTCTGCAGGTGTTCAGATGGATCAACAACAACGCCAACTGGAGCACGAGCAAAACCAAGCCGCTATCCAAGCGACTCGAACTGCCGAAACTGAGATTTTAAAACATGGTATTGCAGTTGAACAACAAGCATTCCAACAACAAGCCCAAGCAGTACAAGCACAACTAGAACAAGCTGCACAACAACAACCCCCAACAGGAGTAACAAATGTCTGATCAAAATTTAAAAGGTTTTCGCCAAATTTACCAAGAAACTGGTACATTAAGCAGTGGTGGCGGCCCCGGCGAGAAAAGCCTTGATGCTGGCCCATCTGGCTCACACCGTGATAACAACTGGAAAAAAGGCGCAGCCCAAAACAAGATGGCTAAAGACTGCAAAGTTGGCCCAGATAAAAATCTTAAAGATATTGGTGGCGGTAATTTTTATTAATTGGGGCGGAAATTTTAGTCTTTTTGCATAAGTAGTAATATGAAGGACTTAATTTCCGAACTAATCGAGCGCTTGAAAAGCGCTGACAAAGATATAACCGAGGCACTAGCCTCTGGTTCCAACATCCATAACTTTGATGACTATCAGAGAATTTTGGGTAATCGTGAGGGCATACAACAAGCCCAAGCGATTTTAGACAGCCTCTTACGAGAGGATTCAGAAAACGACGAATGGAAGCCGTAGGGCTTTATGGAGGCATGCCGTATGGCACTCGATTTAAATCAAAAAGACGAACCAGATCTTCGCTCAGAGGAAGAATGTTTTCCAACGATAGATCCTGGCATTGATGTAGCTGGTGACAGAGTTCTTGTGCAGTTAAGGCGAGAAAAAACCACTAGCAAAGGTGGAATCATTCTGGTTGATGAAACCAGACAAACATTGCGGTTTAACGAAACCGTTGCCAAAGTAATACAGATTGGACCATTAGCATATAAAAGTCCCGATAACTTAGAGCCTTGGATTGAAGGCGCTTGGTGTAAAGAAGGGGACTTAGTTCGGACAATCAAATACGGTGGTGATCGATTCGTAGTAAATCCCGATGACGGCGGTGCTCCCGTGGTGTTTATCACCATACAAGCACGTGAGATCATTTCTCGCATTAGAAGTTTTGAATATGCGCAGAAAATGAAAGCCTTTGTAGACTAATTTTGAAAGAAAATTATGGCAGATAATAATATCCCAGTTAAAGAACTGGAAGATGGTAGTGCAAAAGTTGCTTTTGAAGTTGAGCAAGATCCTTTTAAAGAAGAGGACAATGCCCTTAAATCAGAAGAAACAAAACAGTCTGAAGATGCGTCCGACGAAGATGAAGATGATGATGTCGAACAGTATGCTGAAGGCGGTGAAGTAGATAACGAAGACAAACCCGACGAAACAAATGAAGATCGGGAAAGTATTCGTCAAGCACGTCGTGAAGAGCGTAGGCTAAAGAAAGAACTAGCCAAACAGCGTGAATATACGGCAAAGAACAAGATTACTGCACTTGAGCGCCGTAATGCTGAATTAGCAGAACGGTTGTTAAAATTGGAAAGCACAACAGCTTCCTATCAATTTGCTCAAGTCGATAAGGCGATTGAAGACGAGGCAACTCGTGTTGAATATGCCAAAATGAAATTGGTGCAAGCAGCACAAGCAAATGATGCTAATGCACAAGTAGAGTATTTAGAGCAACTTCAAGATGCTAAAACAAAGTTAGCACAAATTCAAGCTTACAAAAAGCAACAACTTGAAGAAGCCAAACGACCAAAGCAAAATGTACCTAACGAGGTTTCTACCGAGGTACAAAAAAATGCTACAGGTTGGTTAAAAAAGAATACTTGGTATGATCCACAAGCAAGAGACACAGATAGTCGTATTGCTAAAGTGATCGATCAAGATCTAGCAGCAGAAGGTTGGGATCCAGCAGACCCCGAATATTGGGACGAGTTGGATAATCGACTGTCTGCTCGTTTGCCACATCGATATTCGGCAAAGGGAGCAAGTAGTGTGCGGCGTGTTACGCCAACTGCATCCAGTAGAACAGCAAACCCCTCTGGAAAAACAGCAAACACTATCACCCTTAGTAGAGAGCGTGTACAAGCAATCAAAGATGCTGGTGCGTGGGATGACCCCGCACGTCGCAGCAAAATGATTAAAGCATACGCTGAATTCGATAAACAAAACCGTCAAGGATAAATAAAATGGCAAACGCAAGAATTAAACGAGATATAGATGAACGCTTGGCAGATCGTGCTCAAGAAACAAAAGAGCGTATGACTGCTGTAGGCGAAAAAGATTCAAATAGGGAACGTATTGAGGCGTTCCGTGACAGGTGGCAAAACAGCGCCTTACCTGACATTCCAGGGGGAACAATCCCTGGATTCCATTTGTGTTGGCTATCCACCACAAATAATTATGACAGTATCGACAAACGCATGGCGTTGGGTTATGAGCCAGTGAAAGCCGCAGAATTAGGAAAAGGCTTTGAATCGCTAGGTAAAATGAGCTCGGGCAAGTTTGAAGGCTGTGTTAGCTGTAACGAAATGGTTCTCTTTAAGTTACCAGAAGAAATCTATCAAGAAGTGATGCGCATGATGCACCTCGAGGATCCCCTCGAACATCAACGCAATATCACCGCAAACGTTCGGAGCACTGCTCAAGAAGGTAAAGGCGGCAGATCTATTCTTGAAGGTGGAATTTTGGAAATGGACAAAGAGACCGCAAAGGCGAATAGTAATATTCGTTTCTCATAACATTCTTCAAAAATTAACAAAGGAAAACTATAAATGTCCACAACATTTAAACCCTTTGGTCTGAAGCCAGTGTATCATCCAAGTGGTCTTGATCGTGCTGTTCCATTCGTTGGAACCAACACTTTCGTCACTGGTACTACATTTACAGCTCCTTACTCTTTGAGTGCTGGTCAAACTTTTTACCAGTACCAACCAGTAAGCCTTACCGCTTCGGGTCAATTAACGATTGCAAACCAAACCGCTGCCTCTGGCACCGTGTACGGCGTATTTGACGGTGTAGAATATACAACCGCTGAAGGCCGTCGCACTGTTGGCAAGTCTGCATCTAAGGCAACCCTTGACGCCGCCACACAAATCGTATTCTGGATCTTCGCCGACCCAGCACTCGTTTATGAGGCTCAAGTAAACGGTTCAGCAACTACCGCCTACATCGGTCGTCAGTACAACTTTGATACAACCACAGGTTCGACTGTAACCGACGGTTATACCATTGGTACAGGCGGCGCAGGCTTCTCCACCACAGCATTGTTAGCAACACCAGTTGCTACCACTGTTCAAGGACAAGTTCGTGTAGTAGGTCTAGGCCGTGAAGTAGCTTACCCAACAGGCGAATTAAACGCTTGGGGTGACACTTACACGATTGTTCAAGTCCAAATCGCTAACAACACGTTTGTAGCGCCTAAGGTCTCGATTTAATTAACAACGAAAGGAACTAAACATGGCAACCCCAATGCGTAGTACAGACTTTCGTGCGGTAGTCGAGCCGATTATCAACGAAGTCTTTGATGGCGTTTATGAACAACGCGCTGACGAGTGGAAGGGATTTGTAGAGCAGATCCAAGGTATTCCACGTAATTATCACGAAGAAGTAATGCTGTTCGGTATGAATGCCGCTCCTGCAATGCCTGACGGAACTCCTGTCAGCTATGACCAGGGTGGTACTCTGTACATCACACGTTTCATCTATCAAATCTATGGCTTGGCATATGCCTTGACCAAGGTATTGATGGAAGACGGTGATCACATCCGTATCGGCAGCACCTTCGCCAAGCACTTAGCTCAGTCTATGATCGAAACCAAAGAGACATTGTGCGCTAACTTATTAAACTTTGCATTCACAGCCGGCTATGTTGGCGGTGACGGCGTAACTTTAGTAGACACAGCACACCCTGTAGCTAACGGTCTCACTTATAGCAACAAGTTAAGCACTGCTGCTAGCTTGTCACAGACTTCTGTTGAGCAGATCCTCATTCAGATCCGCAGCGCTATTGACAACAATGGTAAGCGTATTCGTTTGAAGGCAGAGCAGTTAGTAGTTCCACCAGCACTTGAGTTCCAGGCAGAGGTAATCCTCAAGTCTGTTCTCCGTTCTGGTACTGCTGACAACGATCTCAACCCAATCAAGTCTACTGGAATGCTTCCAAAGGGTACACACGTTGTAACCCGTTTGAGCTCTTCTAAGGCATGGTGGGTACAGACCGATGCTGAGAATGGTCTCATGCTCGTAATGCGTCGTCCAATGGAGAAATCCATGGAAGGTGACTTCGAGACTGATTCTATGCGTTATAAGGCCACCGAGCGTTATGCGACCGGCTGGCACGATGCCCGTAACATCTACGGTACTCAAGGCGTCTAAGCAACACCTCCGTAGTCCTAAAAGCCGCCCCACAAGGGTGGCTTTTTTACTTTTTGGGGCGCAATTGATCTATTATTTGCATAAGTAGTTATAGGAAGATTAATCCCATTCTGACAGCCGATCCTTCCCGGCATGACGACTCAGAGACAGCTTGGGATACCCACTGAGATAAGGAAACACAACAATGTCATCTACATTTACACAACCATTACGCATTTTTAAGCGTAACAACCCAACAAACGACGGCACAATCGCTCCAGATAACACTGGCGCGGTACGCCTGAGCCAGCAAGATGTAATTTTAAACCCAATCACGGCCGTAACTGCTGCAGCTACTACGCTAACAACTGCTCCTGTCGGCACAACCACAGCGGTTCCTTTTGTATTGCCTGCCGGCGCAATCATTGAGTCATTTTCTCTTTATCAAACCACAGTTCCTGTTGGTTTAACTGGTGGTGTAATTACTGTATCTATCAGCATCACCAACCCATCAACTAGCGCCGTGACTACTACCGCTATTGGTACAATTACTCCAACAGCGGCCGGTGGCCGTATCGCTGGTGTATTTACAGCCTCAGCAGCTGTTGCCACTATTCTTGCTAACATTGGTCCACTTGACGCCACGTTGACATTCTCTGCAGCCGCGGTAACGGTATTAACAAGCGGCACATTGGGCGGCACATTAGATGTTAACTACACCGCACGTAACGCTGATGGTTCGATCATTGCCTACGGTTCTGGTTATACAAATAACTAATTAAGGCGGCGGGGCAACCCGCCTCTTTCACCGTCTAGGAGAAATTATGTCAGCAAGACCATCAAACACATTTGTATCACCCCCGCATTCGGTAACAGTTCAAGGCGCCTACGAGCCTTTTGAGCTTCAAGTTGCTCGTAATCAAATTATGGGGCATTATGCACTATTTAAATTTGGCATCAACGGAGCCGTAGGAACATCAACAGAAACAGTTTGGGCTGAGGGTGGAACCTATGTATACCCTGCTGCTGCTACTGTAATGAAAATTTCTAGTTCCAGCGCGGATGACGCTGCAGCTGGCACTGGCGCAAGAACAATTTTAATTACTGGTCTTAACGCTAACTACAACGAAATTAGCGAAACAGTAACATTAAACGGCCAGACCGAGGTTAACAC